CACAATCGCTCGTGATTTGGTCATGAAGCGTACATTGACTGGTGGTAAGTCAATGCAGTTTATCTACACAGGTCGTACCAAATCTGAATACCATACTCCTGGTAACAGCATTCTTGGTGACTCCAATAACGCTCCTCCTGTAGCAGAAAAGACCATCACGGTTGATGATTTGCTGATTAGTTCAGCCTTCGTTTATAATCTTGATGAGACTCTTGCTCAGTATGATATGCGTTCTGAGATTTCACGTAAGATTGGTTATGCCCTTGCTGAAAAGTATGACCGTTTGATCTTCCGTCAAATTGCTAAAGGTGCTCGTCTTGCATCTCCAGTTTCTAAAACTGGTTATGCTGAGCCAGGTGGTACTCAAATTCAAGTTGGCACTGGTGCAGGTGCTGAATCTGATGCTTATGATCAAGCTAAACTTGTAAACGCATTCTTTGATGCAGCTGCTGCTCTTGATGAAAAGGGTGTATCACAAGATGGACGTGTTGGTGTCTTGAACCCACGTCAATATAATGTATTGATTCAAGCTACTGGTGATAGTGGTTTGATTAATCGTGATGTTCAAGGTGCTTCACTGCAAAGTGGTAAAGGTGTTGTAGAGATCGCTGGTATTAAGATCTACAAGTCGATGAATATTCCTTTCTTCGGTAGGTATGGTGTTAATTATGGTGGTGCTATTACTAGCCCTGGTAACGTTGGTGACTTCATTAGTGAAGACATCGAAGCTGGTACTGTCAGCTCTGATGCTGGTCCCCGTAATAACTACGGTGCTGCTAATGCCTTTGAAACCTCTTGTGGTTTGATCTTCCAGCGTGAAGCTGCTGGTTGTGTCGAAGCTATCGCTCCTCAGGTTCAAGTAACCAGTGGTGATGTCTCCGTGATTTATCAGGGTGATGTTATCTTGGGTCGTCTTGCTATGGGCGCTGATTTCCTGAACCCTGCTGCTGCTGTTGAGCTTTATGCTACTAACAGTGCTCCTGCTGCATTTGGTACTTCTTATCCTTCAAACGTTGCCTGATACGTTTGTTTATCTTATATTGGGAGTCTCTTCGGGGACTCCTTTTTTTTAATCACATTTGAGAATAATACTCATTATCAAATTATGCCTTTTCCTACTACTGGCTCCAATACTGAGCTACAAGCTGTTAATCAGATCCTGGCGTCAGTTGGTCAGGCTCCCGTGAATACTCTAACAACTGAAACAACTTTTGTACTTGAACCACTTACTGCTTTTACTGGTAGTATTTCTGGTACTACATTAACTACTGAAGAAGCAGACATACCTGTAGGTACTTATTTAAGTGGTACTGGTATTATCCCTAACACAGCTGTTTCTACAACAGGTGTAGCTGTAGGTACAACACCAGAAACATATAACTACACTGTTAATATTTCACATTCATCAACAGGTAATATATCAATCCTAAAATCAGTTGTTTCTTATAAAGTAGAAACTCAAACTAACCCGGACGTTGCGATTGCTTTTAATACTTTAAAAGAAGTATCACGTGAAGTTCAGTCTGAAGGCTGGACATTTAATAAAGAATTAAATCTAGAAGTAACACCAGATGCAACTACAAAAAAAGTGGCTATTCCTAATAATGCTATTCAATATGATCTTAGCCAAGATTATGCAGCTAACTTAGGAAAAAATAGTGTTAATCGTGGAGGTTATCTCTATGATACTATTCACCATACAGATGAATGGGGAGATGGAACGCTTTACATTGATGTGCTATGGGAATGGAATTATGAATATCTACCACAACCTATTCAAGCTTATATTGTAGCTAGAGCATCTTCTATATTCTCTAGTAGAGTGATTGGCGATGGACAACAATTCCAAATGCTGTCACAAAAAGAAGCGTATACAAGAGCTATGGCTCTCGAATACGAATGTAATCAAGGTGATCATACATTCTTTGGTCAACCACAAGGCGGTAATTATTACCGTAGTTATAAACCATTTAACGCACTGTACCGCTAATGCCAGTAGTAACACAACTATCACCTAATTTTCTAGGTGGTGTCTCTAACCAAAACGACGACAAAAAACTAGCTGGTCAGGTATCTGAGTGTATTAATGGGTATCCTGATCCTACTTATGGTCTACTAAAAAGACCTGGTATGAAATTTATTGAGCACCTAAAAAATACAAGCGGAAATCCTTACAGTAAAGCTGCTTTAGAAGATGCTATATGGTTTTTTCTGGATCGCAGTGAAACCACTTCTTATATTGGTGCTATTAAAGGTACTAATATTTATGCTTGGAATGCAGCCACAGGTGACCCATGTATTATTACAAACAATAGTGGTTCGTATTTAACAGGTGCTAATACTTCAGATGATTTTCATTTCCGTAGTATTCAAGATACTACAATTATTACCAACAGAACTAAAGTTACAGCAATGCTACCAGCTGGTACTTTTGTTGCTAATTCAGTAGGTACTTTAAAATTAATTTCACTTGTTGATGGTTACGATTATACTGTAACTATTCAAGGTATATCTGATACAGCTAGTGCAACATCAAGTACAACTTTTCAAGATTTTTTAACTGGAGTTAATGCTAATAATTCACTATCTGGTGAAGTAAAAAGTATAATTGAAACACAACAAAACGCAAGTAATGCTAATTTTGATGGTGTTTGGTATATTGAGTCTTATGTTAACAGTTTAGTTATTAGAAGATTTAGTGGTGCTAATGCAGTTGTTCTAAATAATACACCAAGTACAATAACTGGCACACCTTTACCTTTTACTTTAACAGCAGTAGGTGGTTTTAATAATGATTCAATTGAAGCATTTTTAGATCAAGTAAATAATGTAACTGAATTACCAGCTGAATCTTTTGATGGCCATAATTTACGCATCTTAAATACTAATAGTGATAGTGATGATTACTATGTTAAATATGTAGCTTATGACGGTATAAGTGGTAAAGGTTATTGGCTAGAAACAATTGCTAGAGATGCTTCACCTGGACTAGATGCATTAACAATGCCACATAGGTTTGTATTTAATGGTACAGTTAATAATGTAGATCAATTTACATTTGAACCTATACTTTTTGTAAGTAGGCTAGCTGGTGATGACATTACAAGCCCAGTACCTTCTTTTGTAGGTAAAACAATCAAGGCTACATTTTTTTATAACAACAGATTTGGTTTGTTATCAGAAGATAATGTAATCTTAAGTGTAGCTAATGAACCTTTTAACTTCTTTGTTAAATCAGCTCTGACACAAATTGCTTCAGATCCTATTGATTTAAACGTATCTAGTACAAGACCTGTTACGTTATTTGATGTCTTACCTACAGCACAAGGTCTTTTGTTATTTGGTGATCGCCAGCAATTTATGTTATCAGCTACTGATGCAAATACATTGACACCTACGTCTTCTATTATCCGTACAGTATCTAGCTATGAAATGGATAGTAATATACCTCCTGTAGATATTGGTACTACTGTAGGTTTTGTTAATAAAGTACCTGATTATGCTAAAGTATTTAGTATGCAGTTACGAGATGTAGAACAACCTCCAATTGTTGTTGACATCAGTAAAGTTGTACTTGAATGGATTCCTGAAACTGTAGATAGATTAGTATCTAGCCCACAAAACTCTTTTATTTTACTTGTAGATAGACAATCATCTTATATCTATATTTATAGTTATTATAATGATGGTGAAAAAGATCTATTTCAAGCTTGGACAAAATGGAAATTAACAGGTACTATTCAAGATGCTTACGTTTTAAACGATGACATTGTAGTTATAACACAACAAGAAGATGAGTATTTGTTGAATTCAATTACAGTTAATGAGTTACCTACAGGTGATGTTTCTGTTGTACTCGATTCTAATAATGAGTTTGTTGTAACAGGTAATCCATGTCTTGATTTGTTTTCACTCCCAAAATCTCCTGATGGAATTATCAATAAAGTTGATTATAACCCAACTGACAATGTAACTAAAATCTACACACCTTATACACCTATTTCTGGTAAAAATGGTGCAGTTTTAATCGGTAAACCTGCTAAAGATGAAGGTTACTTTGTAGAGGTAACACCTAAAATTGAAACTGGTACAAATTATAATTATTTTGAAGCTGTAGGGGATTTAAGAGATTCAGCTGATAGTATTATTATTGGCTACAACTATCACTTTGAAGTACAATTACCTACATTTTATTTTAGACGAAGAGATGGTAACTCTGTTGACTTTAGTGCTATATTAACTATTGCTAGAATTAAAGTATCTACTGGTCGTTCAGGTCCACTAGTATTTGAAACTAAACTAGGTAGTTCTAAAGAATGGACTTTAATTAAAGAGGTCACAGTAAGTGATGATTATCAATTTAGCACAAGCCCTGTAAAACCTGAGTATAGATTTGATGTACCTATCCATCAACGTAACACTAATTTTGAATTAAAAATGACAAGTGATTATCCATATCCTGTATCTCTTGTAGAGATGATGTGGGAAGGTAACTATTCACCACGATATTATAGGAGAGCTTAATTATGCCAGTATCAGCAGTAATCTCCGGTGTTTCAGCCGCTGTTGGCCTTGGAACCACTTTATTTGGTAACAACAGTGCAGCTAACGACGATCAAGAAAGAGCGCAAATAGAGCAGAGAAAAGATGCTCGAAGACAAGCAAACGAAATAAACAAATATAATAAGGAAAAAGATGCAGTTGAAAAAGAAAATTACTATAATAATAGAGATTATGCTTTTGACACTGCTGTTAAAACTTGGGAATATAACAAAGAAATACAAGATTTTGAGTATCAAGCCAGCTTAAATGCTTATAACGAAAGGGCAAGAATATCACAAGATCAACTAGGTTTAAATGCAGAAGCTGCTGCATTAGGAATTGCTACTACACAAGCTGCTTTCAAAGATTTTGAAATAGATCAAGCATTTCAACGTGAATCTATTTATGCAGATCTTCAAAATGAATTAATTAACCAAGGTTTAAATAGAGAAACACAAGAAGTTAGAGCTGAAACTATTAAAACAGGGTTTGAAAATGAACTTACTAATCTAGGACTTGATAAATTACAACAACAAGCAAATTTATTTGGTATACAAAGTAGTCAACGTATTGGAACCGAAAGGATTCAAACTGAACTAAAGAATCTTTACAATAGGACTGCTTTTGATAAAGAAGCTGCTTCTATTAAAGCAATCCAAGATTCAGGTCAAGCTGCTTTAGGTCAAGCTGGTAAGTCAAGAGGTAAAAGTATACAATCAGCACAGGCTGAATCATTTAGGACTTTAACACAATTAGAATCAGCTTTAAAAGGTTCTAGACGTAGTGCTGCTATTCAACTATTAAATCTAAATGTTGACTCAGCAGTCAGAGAGACTGGTGTTAATCTCAGTATTAATAAAATTGACGAAGCAACTAGATTTGCTAGAGTTACGTCAGGTCTTCAAACAAAACAAGTTGGTATTGATATTGCTAGAATTGATCAAGCTATCAAGTTTGCTAATGAAGAGGCTGATTTTAACAACAGAGTATTGAAGG